GTGTTACTCATGTGATGCGCAAGACCAAGAATGAGTTGAAGCGGCTTCAAGTGGCCGGCTTTTACCGTGACGTAGATCTTGGCGATCCAGTATTTATTCAGACCGACATTGAGAAGAAGAAGGCCGAAGAGGCTGGCTTTACTCTTACATCGGATGACCGATACACACTATTGGAGATTCAGGTTGATCTGGATCTACCAGGATATGAGGACGAAGATGGCATCGCACTCCCGTACATCATTACGATTGATAAAGGGACGGGAACCGTCCTTGCCGTTCGCCGGAATTGGAATCCCGAGGACCCCCTTAAACTCAAGCGAACCCATTTCGTACACTATGGGTATATTCCCGGCTTTGGTTTTTACAACCTTGGTCTCATCCATATTATTGGTGGGTATGCTCGTGGAGGCACAACGCTTATTCGCCAGCTTATTGACGCCGGCACGCTTGCCAATCTCCCGGGAGGACTCAAAGCCCGAGGCTTAAGAATCAAGGGAGACGATACACCGATCTCCCCAGGAGAGTTCCGCGACGTAGATATTCCTGGCGGAGCTATTAAAGACAACATTATGACTCTGCCCTATAAAGAGCCGAGTCAGACACTCATTCAATTACTAAACCAAGTTAACGACGAAGCTCGTCGCTTGGCGTCAGTTGCGGACATGAAGATCTCCGACATGTCTGCCCAGGCCCCAGTAGGCACAACCTTGGCTCTGTTGGAGCGTCAGCTCAAGACCATGAGTGCTGTTCAGGCCCGAGTGCATAACGCGATGAAGCAGGAGTTTAAGCTCCTGAAAAACATCATCCGCGATTACACGGACGAGGAGTACAGCTATGAACCAACAGGCGCAGAGCCAAAGGCAAAGAAGAGTGATTACGACTTTGTTGAGGTCATCCCAGTCTCTGATCCAAACGCCGCCACTATGGCGCAACGAGTTGTCCAGTATCAAGCAGTTATTCAGCTGGCTCAATCCGCGCCTCAGATTTACGATCTGCCTGCTTTACACCGCCAGATGCTTGACGTACTGGGCATTAAAGATGCAGCGAAGCTGATCCCGACCACGGAAGATCAAAAGCCCGCAGATCCAATCTCTGAGAATATGAATGCACTGAAAGGCAAGCCTCTCAAAGCATTTATCTATCAGGACCACGACGCACATATTGCGGTGCATACGACCATGCTTCAGGACCCAAAGATTATGGCCATGATTGGTCAGAATCCTATGGCTCAGCAGATCAACGCAGCCCTTCAGGCTCACATTGCAGAGCACCTTGGCTTCAAGTATCGCAAGGATATTGAGAACACATTGGGCGTTCCCCTTCCTCCGCCAGACAAGGCTCTGCCAGAGGACGTGGAAGTCCAGCTTTCCCAGCTTGTTGCCCAGGCCGCAGCTCAGCTTCTCCAGAAAGACCAGGCAGAAGCAGCCGCACAACAGGCAGCACAGCAGGCACAAGATCCTGTTCTTCAGCTTCAGCAGGCAGAGCTTCAGCTTGAAGCACAGAAGATTCAGCAAAAGGCCCAGAAAGATCAGGCCGAACTTACCCTCAAAGCTCAGCAGCAGGTTATTGAGCGCGAGCGGATCCAAGCAGAAAACCAGCGCGAGCAAATGCGTCTCGCTGCAAAGACTCAGACTGATGACAAGAAGATTCAGGCTGACATCGTTAAAACAATGGCTAAGCCAAAAGGATAGTGAATGGACACGAGAGTGCTAGAAGTAATCTCCTCTCAGATCGACGACCAAGTTACAGCAATTCAAGAACATCTAGGTTCAGGGCAAGCAGAAGATTACGCCATGTACCGAGAGATGTGCGGGAAGTTACACGGTCTGCTTCTCGCAAAGCGGTACATCAAAGACCTGCAACGTAACTTGGAGCAAGACGATGAGTGAAATCTTGATCGGGCAAGATCCCGACAAGCCTTTCGATTCCACAACACTGCCGGAAACAGCAGAAGAAAAGGCAAGGCAATTACCCAAGCCTATGGGTTACAAGATCTTGGTTTGTATTCCTGAGATCGAGGAGAAGTATGAAAGCGGGCTAATTAAGGCGGATCAGGTGATGCGCTTTGAAGAGCTGCTAACAAACGTTCTATTTGTAGTGGAGCTGGGACCAGACTGCTACAAAGACAAAGAGCGATTCCCTCATGGCCCATGGTGCAAGCAAGGGGATTTTGTCCTTGTACGAGCCAATACTGGCACCCGAGTCAAGATCCATGGCCGGGAGTTTCGCTTAATTAACGATGATTCCGTGGAAGCTGTCGTGGAAGATCCACGCGGAATTTCACGTGCATAGGAGATAAGTTATGGCTGAAATTGAAAAAGTAGAATTTGAGTTTCCGGACGAAAAAGAGGAAAAAGCTGCGGCGCAACAAGAAGCTCCTGTTGAGAAAGAAGCCAAAGCAGAGTCCAACATTGAGATCGTGGACGACACTCCCGAGCAGGACCGGGGTCGAAAACCTCTAGATGCAGCTCCGGAAGATCCCACAGAAGATGAGCTGTCCCAGTATTCTGAGTCTGTAAAACAGCGGATTCAAAAGTTTACTAAGGGATACCACGACGAGCGCCGGGAAAAAGAGCGGGCCCTTCGAGAGAAGGAAGAAGCACTGCGTTTAGCCCAGGCTATCGTTGAGGAAAATAAGCGTCTCAAGGGTTCGTTAAACAAGGGACAGGAAGCTCTGTTAACCCAGGCCAAAATGACGGTTGGGTATGAGCTTGACCAGGCAAAGAAGCGTTACAAGGAGGCTTATGACTCCGGAGATGCAGACGCCCTGGTAGAAGCACAAGAGAATTTGACTGCGGCAAAGATCAAAGCTGACAAGATTGCCAACTTTGCTCCGGCCCCTTTACAAGTCAATGAAACTCCTGTAGAACAACAACAATTCATCCAGGCACCTCGTCCGGATAACAAAGCACTTGCATGGCAAAGCCAAAATCAGTGGTTTGGGGACGATGAAGAAATGACCAGCTTCGCGCTTGGATTGCACCAGAAATTGGTCAGAAGCGGGGTAGATCCCCAAAGTGAAGAGTACTACGAGCGCATTGACTCTCGTATGCGACAAGTCTTCCCGGATGCCTTTACTCCGGACGATACCGAGAAAGCTGAAAAGCCGACTCGTGCAAAAGCTAGCGTGGTCGCGCCTGCAACACGCAGCACAGCCTCTAAAAAGGTTGTGTTAACTCAAACGCAGGTCAACATCGCCAAGCGGCTAGGTGTTCCTTTGGAACTCTATGCCAAAAAGGTTGCAGAAGAAGCGAGGAAATGAAAATGGCTGAGAACAGAAATAGTCGTGAGATTGAAAAGCGTGAAACCAGTGAGCGTCCCAAATCTTGGGCACCTCCGACACTTTTGCCTACACCTGCGCCGCAGGATGGGTATAAGTTTCGTTGGATTCGTATTTCGACTCTAAACCAAGCTGATCCGACCAATCTTTCCGGAAAGCTTCGCGAGGGCTGGGAACCCGTCAGGGCAGCAGACCACCCAGAAATGTACATCTCTGGTATGGATACATCCGAGAAGTACAAAGATAACATCGTTATCGGTGGCCTTATGCTTTGCAAGACCCCTGCCGAACTGGTTGATCAGCGGAATGACTACTATCAGCAGCAGACCGCAACTCAAACTCAGTCGGTTGACAATCACTTCTTGCGTCAAAACGATCCACGGATGCCCCTCTATTCAGAGCGGAAGTCCTCGGTGAGTTTTGGTAAAGGCTCATAACTTTTTAAACGAGGTTTAACATGGCATATCCTTCTGTATCTAGCCCCTACGGGCTACGTCCGATCAATTTGATCGGCGGACAGGTGTTTGCTGGCTCGACCCGTCTGATCCCCATCGCTTCTGGCTCCGGCACCGCCATTTTTTATGGTGACGTTGTTGTAGTTAACAGCACTGGCACGATCACAAAGGTCTCCGCTACAAACTCCTCTTTCTCAACCGTTGGTGTTTTCCTGGGCTGCCAGTACACCAACCCCACCACCAAGCAACTGCTCCAGCAGCAGTACTATCAAGGTGGCGTAACAGCTTCGGACATCAAGGCATTTGTTCTTGACGATCCCGATGCCCTGTTCAAGGTTGCTACCGTGTCTTCTGGCACGACTATTGGCTTCCTGACCCAGGCTGCTGTTGGCCAGAACGTTGCTTACGTTCCGAACGCTTCGGACGGATCAACAACTTCAGGCGACTCCGCAGCTGCTGTTCTGGCTACCGCTGACACCGAGACGGCTCTGCCCTTCAAGGTTGTTGACGTAGTGCCTGACACGGCAATCGCTGGTTACCCCGGTTCTTACACCGAGGTGATCGTTAAGTTTAACTTCGGCGTACACCAGTATTACAATGCTGGCGGATCGCAAGTGTCGGCATAAGGAGCATTTAAATGGCTATTTCTCGCGCACAACTACTGAAAGAGCTGCTCC